ACTACACGAATGAACAACGAGCGGCCATCATTGCGAGTTACCCGGAGTACGAACGTGACGCCCGAACTAAAGGCATCCCTCAGCTTGGCTCTGGACGAGTGTTTCCAATCGCTGAAAGCGAACTTGTCTGCGATCCTTTCGCAATACCCGGCTACTGGCCTCAACTTGGAGGTTTGGATTTCGGATGGGACCACCCGTCCGCAGCTGTTCGAATGGCCTGGGACCGCGATAATGACTGCTTATACGTCACCGCATGTCATCGACAGCGTGAGCAAACTCCCACCCTATTTGCAGCAAGTGTACGCCCTTGGGGAGAGTGGATACCCTGGGCTTGGCCCCACGACGGTCTCCAACATGATAAGGGATCTGGCGAACAGCTCGCCGCCCAGTACCGAGCTCAAGGCTTGAAGATGATCGGCCAGCGGGCGACCTTCCCGGATGGCACGAACGGCTTGGAGGCCGGTGTTGCGGAAATGCTCGACCGGATGCAGACTGGGCGCCTCAAAGTATTCTCAACGCTTTCAGACTGGTGGGAAGAGTTCAGGATGTACCACCGCAAGGATGGCCTCATTGTGAAGATGCGCGATGACCTGATGAGCGCCACGCGCTACGCCATGATGATGCGCCGATTCGCCGAGGTGCAGTTCAAGACGGTGCAGGCGACGGGCCGCTCCTTCTCCGCGCAGCCCCGAAACGATGGCTTGGGATGGCTGGGATCGTAATGGACTTCACAGGCATTGACAGTGCCGAGAGTTGGATTCACACCGATGGCTGGGGCGGCATCCTGCTGGTTTTCTATATCATCTGGGAGATTCCAGTCCGGCACTTCATCGATTGGATGCAATGGCGCCGGTTCAGGCATGACTATCACATCAGAAAGTTGGGATCATGAATAGGCGCGATCTATTCAAACTACTGGGAGCGACGACGGCCCTGACTGCTGCGGGCCTGGTCATCCCGGGTGCTACCAAGTACTTCCTGCCGCCCGTGGGTGGGTGGGGTGCGCAGCGGCTCAAGGTGCGCAAGATCCAGCAGTATCTGATCAACACCGATACGATGCCGTGGCGTTATGACGCGACATGGGTCACTCGGGATGGCCAGCACGTCCAATATCACGTGGATACCGGCTCAGAGCATCCTTGCGATGAGATGGCCATCCATATGCTGACCGATCGCATGGAGCATGATGGCGGAACCCCCAATTCCGACCAATTTATCCTCAAGCTTCCGCGTGGCCTTTACCATGGTTCATATTTTTATGTAGACACGTTGCATAGAGTGCGGGTCTGAGACCGGAATCTATGCAAGGACACGCATAAATATGCCTAATATCCCTCAAGACCAGGACACCCCCGCCGAGACCGATGAGGAAGTCTGGGCCGAGTGTGCGGCGCGTCACAAGATCGCTGAGGAAGTCGAATCGACCAATCGCGTCCTGGCGATTGAGGATCTGGAGTTCGAGGATGGACAGCAGTGGCCCGACGATATCTACAACATGCGCAAGGTCCAGAGACGACCTACGCTCACGATTAACCACACTGCGACGCTTGTTAGGCGAGTTACTAACAATATGCGAGAGCAGCGCCCCCGCATCAAGACTCACCCAGTCAGTGACGCCACGATTGATGATGCTCGAGTTGCCAATGGTCTGGTGCGACACGTCGAAACGCTATCTAAGGCTTCGGTGGCGTACGATACCGCGGGAACTAGCGCCGTTCGAATAGGCTGGGGCTATGCCCGAGTGGTGGGCGAATACTGCGACGAGAAGAGCTTCGATCAAGAGCTCAAGATAAAGCCCATCCGCAATGCCTTGTCCTGCTATATCGACCCCGCCGCCGAGATGCCGGATGGTAGTGATATGGACTGGTTCATCATCACGGTCGAGATGAAGCGGGCGGACTTTAAGAGGAAATACCCGAATGAGCAGCTCAACGAGTGGACGCACGGCTCGGCTGGTGATCAGCAGAGGAAGTGGGCTTCGCGTCAATCGATTCGTCTGGCTGAGTACTATCGGATTAAAAAGACCAAAGAGACGCTATACAAGCTCTCCACGGGCGCCACGATTTATGCGTCGGACTATCTCAAGAAGAAGGCTGCGTTCGATCTTGCGGGTGTTAGCCTCGCCCTGGATGGCGCAACAAATGAGCCGATCAAACGAGCTACGGAGCGCCGTCAGGTTCAATGGTTTCGTATCACAGGCACAGAGGTAGTCGAGAAGCGGGATCTACCTGGGCGGTGGATACCCATATCCCGATGTGAAGGCAATGTCTTAGACCTGAACGGCGAAGTGCGCAGGAAGGGCATGATCCGGGACATGAAAGACCCGGCCCGCTCGGCTAACTATTGGGAGACCGCGAAGGCTGAGAAGCTCGCCCTCTCATCGAAAGCGCCTTACATCATGTGGGAGGGCATGACGGACGGCCATCCTGAGTGGGATGATGCAAACCAGAAACCCTATTCGGTTCTCAAAGCCAAAATGCTCCTGGGGCAGGATGGCAATCCTATTCCGGGCGTTCAACTGCCCCAGCGCCAGCCAGCCGTCGAAGTGGAGGCGGGGTTCAAAGAGGCCGCTGAGTCGGGCCTGAAGAACCTGATGGCCGTTGCCGGTATGCCGCACGACCCCACGCAGGATGCGCCGGGGTCGGTCGTGTCCGGTATCGCACTCAGGCGCCGTCAGGCCATTTCCGACATGGCGCATTACCAGTTCTACGATAACCAGACGATGTTCATCAGCCACATCGGGGAGATTATCTTGGACCTCGTGCCTTACTACTACAGCCAGGAAAAGATGCAGCGCATCATCGGGGAAGATGGGGTGCCGCAGATGATGGCGATTAACAAGCCCACCCCGAACCCCTCGACGGGCATCTTGGAGATCAAGCACAACATGTCGGTCGGTAAATACGATGTGGTCATGGACACAGGCCCGGGCTACGAGACCAAGCGCCAGGAGGGGGCCGAGAACATGCTGGACCTCTTGAAGACGCCCTTGGCCGAACCGATTGCCAAGACGGGCGCTGACTTGATCGTGCGCAACATGGACTTCGCCGGGGCTGAGGACTTGGCCGATCGTCTCATGCCCTTGAACGCGCAGGGCATGCAAAAGGCGATGGAGAACCTGCCCCACGAGGCGAAGGGAATCGTTCAGGCGCTCCAGATCCAGAACCAGCAGCTTCAGCAGGAACTTCAGAAGGTCCAAATGGAGTTGAAGTACAAGGTCACGACCGAACAGGGCTGGATGCAGGTCGAGCGCGAGAAGATGCACGTCGGGGCGGTCACGAAGGTCCATGATACCGACCGCAAATCCCAGACGCAGCTCGAAGTCGCCGAGATCAAGGAAGCGGGCTCGCTCTTGGATAGCCACGTTCAGGGCCGATACGACAAAGAAGCGCGCAAGGACGAACTTGCCGCAGCGAAACAGGCAGAGAAGGATAAACCGGCGAATGGAGCAGCGTAATGGCTAAGGTAGTCACATCGGATGGTGGTATTCAGAGTACGGAAGTCATTGTCGATAAGCGCCGGCCCGCGAAGGAAGCCGCCGCCCCCCTGGAGATGAAGGCCGGTGATGGCGTATCGCCGCCCGTGGTCGATGGACCGGAGACCCGAGTTGACAACGCAGTTCCCAAAGTTGACAAAGAGCCGCCCAAAGTTGTCAATGAGGATGACGGGATTGACGCCGAGGACCTGGCCGAACTCCAAAAGGCCGAAGCCGCCAAAGAGCGCAAGCGCATCGGCAAGTACGTCGCCCGCCTTCGGGCCCAAGAAGCCCTCGCGAACCAAAAGGCCGAGGAAGCCCAAGATAGCGAGCGTTTCGCTGAACAGCTCTTCAACGAGCGCGAGGAATATCGCAAAAAGCTCGAGGCCGCCGAGGCGAAAGCCCGAGAACTCGAGGCGAAAGTAGCCCCGCCCCCGAAGGCTGAACTGCCGCCCGATGAAAAAGACCCCAAATACTTCAACGACAAGGGCGAATTTCAATGGAAGCAGTTCTCGACCGACAATGCGGCCTTCGAGGCCAAAAAAGCGATCGCCGAGGACCGAAAAGCCCGCGATGCGGAGGCCCAAAAGGAGCGCCAGGCCATCGCCGACCGTGAGTTCAAGGCGCGCTTAGACGCCGCGCAGAAGAAATACCCGGACTTCGACAAAGTGGTGTTGAAATCGCCTCTATTGCTGCAGAACGAGGCCTTGCAATATATACAACAGTCGGAGTATGGTACCGATCTAGCGTACTACCTCGCCAAAAACCCGGAAGTCGCTGGCAAGATTAAGGAATTGCACCCGATTCGTGCAATAGCAGAGCTGGGGAAGTTAGAGTCAAGTCTTACGAAGCCTGTAGAAAAAGTCACACCCCCTGTGACCCAGGTTCCGGAAGCGGCAGAACGGCAAGGAGCTCCGGCTCCCATCACTCCAATTAGCTTGAGTGGCACGAACTCGCCGCCCGTCGATCCTGCAAAGATGGACTTCAAGCAATTGCGCGCCTATGAGCGCGAACGAGCCCGAGAGGGTCGCCGCAGATGATGTGATCCGTCGCTCCTAGAAGTTTTCAACTAACTTTTCTAGGAGTCTTACGTGAATAACCTGCTCACCATGAGCTATATCACCAATGAATCGTTGGTGGTGCTCGAGAATGAGCTGGTCTTTGCGAATCGGGTGGAGCGTCAGTATTCGGCTGAATTTGCTCAAACCGGCGCAAAGATCGGCAATACCTGTAACGTCCGCCGCCCGCCCCGCTTCAAGGGCACCTACGGGCCGCCCCTGAACGTCGAAGATATGAATGAGACCTACATTCCCGTAGCGCTCAACTATCAGTACCACGTCGATATCCAGGTCACGACCCAGGATCTGGCCTTGTCGATGGACATGTTCAAAAAGCGCGTGCTGAAGCCGCAGATTGCGACCGTCGCGAATCGCATCGACTCGGACACCGCGCAGTATGCATACCTCAACACCGCCGCGCAGTTGGGCACCTTCGGGGTGAGCCCGAATTCCTTGAAGATCTTCACCGACGCCCGGGCGTATCTCGCGAATGAGGCGTGCCCTCGCGAGGGCGAGAAGAACGCGGTCCTTGATCCCACGTCCATGTCCTCGATGGTCGCAACCGTGCAGGGCCTCTTCAACCCGCAGGCGAAGATTGGCGATTACATCGAAACGGGCATGATTGCGCGTGAGTTTGCGGGCCTTGACTGGTGGGAGGATCAGAATATCCCGGTCTTCACCTGCGGCAATGGCGGTAATGCTGCGGCCACCTTGACCACGGGTACGTCGACCGCGCTTTTGACCTCGGGCTGGGCGCAGTCCGGCACCATTCAGACCACGGGCTGGACAGCCTCCACCGCGGTCGTGAACGTCGGTGACATCATCCAGATTGCCGGTGTCTATCCCGTCAATCCTCAAAACCGTAATCAGTACGGCAAGGCCTTGCGCCAGTTCGTGGTTCTGCCCCCGGGTGGCTTTGCAGTGCCGGTGAATGGCGCGGCAGGCACGACCTTGACCTATGCAGCGGCCACCTTGACCGCGGGTACGTTCAACCCGGTGACGGGTGCTTACACCTCAAGCTCCTCCAACACGCTCACCTTGACCATCGGAGATTGCATTATCTCGGGTGGCCAGTTCCAGAACGTGACGGCGGCTCCGGCTGCGACCGCGGCCATCTACTTGAATGGCGTGATCACTCAGACCAACTACGCGACCAACAGCATCGGGCCTTCCGGGCTCGTCTCTCCGCAAAGCTTGGTGTTCCACAAGTATGCGTATGCCCTCGCGTTTGCGGACTTGCCGCTCCCGCGCGGGGTGGAGTTCGCGGCCCGCGCCTATGACGATGAGGACGTGGGGATGAGTATCCGCGTGGTCTCTCAGTACACGATCAACAACGACAGTGAGCCGACCAGGGCCGATGTCTTGTACGGGCCCGCAAGCCTGTACCGGACCTTGGGTCTTCGGGTCGCAGGTTAAGGAGTAACACATGGCTAATGTCAATCCGGGACCGGCCTCGACCGCCACGGCTTCGGCCGTTGCGGTGCTTGCTCCGCAATCCTCACCGAACTTCGGCAACTTGTACCAGGGCTCGAACGCCTTGAGGCTCTTAGCCTTCCAGAAGGCGGTGCCGATCAACTCCACGGGCGATGCGGCTTTCTTGCCCCTGATCAACACGCAGGCCTTTAGCTTCATGGTCGCAGGGGCAGGCACGGGGGCGATTGTGCTCGCGAATCCCGGCGCCTATGTGAGCGGGGTGTTTACCGCAGGCTCCGCGGCGGCCTGTGTGTTTAGGCTCTGGTCGGGCCCCGCGGGTACGGGGACGGCGATTTGCGCCTCGACCACCTGTACGGGCTTCACCGGTGCAGCGGCGGCTTCCTCCGTCTTGAACGTGACTTCCACCGGCACGGGCTATTACTTGGCCTCCAATTGGGGCGCCTCGAGCGCGGCGTCCTACGGCATCTATGTGAATGTCACCACGGCGGCGGCCTCCACCGCCACCCAGATGGACATGTACATCTATGGGCTGGATCTGACTTAAGGAATTCTCCCCCCTGGGGGCGGACTGACACGCCCCGTTTTTAGGAGTTTGGAATGACGCAATTCTTAGGGGCCTTTCGCGACGATTACTACAATGCGATCAATGTGCTGCCGCAGTCTCAGTCCACCGGGCTCACCGGAGCGCTCTCCGGCACGGTCTTAACCGCCGCGCAAATGTCAGGGGCCGGCGATACGTATCTGGTCCTCTCCGGTCAGACGGCCGCTCAGACGGCGACCACCGACACGGCGGCGAATCTCATTTTGAACCTGCAAACGGCCGTGGCCAATGTGTGGAAAACGACCTCGACCTTTGCGGGCTCTCAGGTCGTCCCCCCGTCGGGCGTCCCGAATCTTTTCAATCTCACCTGGACGTTGACCCTTAACAACCAGAACACGAGCTCCGGCGCACTCACCCTGACGGCAGGGACCGGGGTGACGTTGGCCGCGGTCGGGGGTCTGTCCTCGACGGTCATCGCCGTTACCACGGTATCGGTCTGGGTCTGTTCTGTCACGGGCACGTCGGGCGTGACGCTGACCCGAGTGCAGTAAATGGCCCGCTCGACCACGGTCACCACGACCACGGGCGCGGTCACCGCGGCGCTTCTTGCGGGCGGGTCGGCATCCATTCTGTACGGGGTATACGCCGCGAGTCTGGAGGCCGCCGGGGCCCTTCACATCAAAGTGTATTGGGAGGGCACCGGGACCGCGCCGCCCAGTCTTGCGGGCCAGCAACCGACCACCACATTACCCGTCGCGGGAACCAATAGCCCTCAATTGGTGATTCCGGTCCCGAC